CATTCGGGACGGTCGAGGGATTGGTTACCCTTACCTGCTTTTCAGCGGGTCGTTTCTGTCAAACCCGGCGCACGGAGAGTCGCCCAAGAGTGGGGCTCTTCACTCGTTGCCGGAGCTGTCAATTCTTACATCGTTAAATAGGAGGTCCTTTGATTAAAATCAGTCGCCGCGAGGCGATGACCTTCCTACTCGGAGGCCTGGCTGCTCTTGGGGGTTTAACCTCCTCGAGTGAAAAGTCCAGTCTCCCCGAGCGTTGTAAGCGCCAGAGTAAGCCTAAGTCGTCATTCGTGACGGTTCAATGGGAGATGCTCCCATACCACTTCACGGATTTCGATAAGGCTTACGCTGAGTGGGTTCTCTCCCACCGCGGAACGCCTCACTCCCTCGTCGTCTTGACGAAGGATAAGGTATAACGCGCCAATGACTACCGGTACCTATCACACGGGAATTTGGAACCCGTCGATCGATAAGTTCCATTCGTCTAAGTCGTGGAGTGGTGCAGACGGGAGATATATCCCCGATAGCATTGGGCCACAGACGCAGTGGAACGTTTACAATATGGTGCACGGAAAGATTAGAAGTTCCAACTCTAATCGTCTAGGTTACTCGTACGCTGGGGGCCCGACTCAAGAAGTGGAAAACCACTCTTGGGAACAGGGACCCGGCAGCGATCCTGGTACTATCGGCTATAGGCCTCCCTTAAATGCTGGTAGTGACTTTCCGCTCGCTTTCCCCAATGATTTGTTCAATGAATTTTGGACAAGTCGAGAAGAGTACACTCTTCTTAATCGTTTACTAAAGAAGGTCAAAGGACACGAGTTAAACCTCGGTGTCTCCCTTGCTGAAGTCGATAAATTGGCCGGAACGATATTAGGTACAGTAAAGACCTTAGTATTCGGTCTTGAGGATCTAGCTAAAGGTAACTTTGCTAGGTTCGCACGCCGATTTGGCGCCTCCCCGCCCACAAGAGATGTGGTCCGAGCCTTGCGGCTGCGGGATATATCGGGTAGGTTCCTTGAGATGCGGTATGCCTGGACACCAGCCATACAAGACGCTTTTGAGGCTGCTAAAGCCTTCGAGGCGTTGAGTGACGGTCCCAGGAAAGCGACTTTTCACAAGTCGTACCGTATTGGTCGTCAAAGGAAGTACAATACGAATTACTGTATTGGAATACCACAGGCGATCACGATAAGTAAGTCCTACGTCTTCGAAATGTATGAAGAGATGGACGCTTTCAGATCGATGGGTCTTACCAACCCTGCGACCATTCTTTGGGAGAGGCTCCCGTGGTCGTTTGTTGTTGATTGGTTTATTCCGGTCGGCAACTATCTGGATCTTATCGGACAGGTCCCCTACATGAAGGGTAGATGGTGTATGACGAGGAGCATAAAGTGGCAGGTGTCTGGATCCTTTGGATTCGGACCCATCACCCCACTACATGTTGCCCGTCCACCTTACGCTGATTGTAATTGGGAAGTTATAAGTCTTGAGCGTTCTCCTATTGCCAACCCCGGAGTTATGTACCCGAACTTTGAAGTTGCGGGTGCGGTCCACGGTAAGCGGGTTGGGAACGCGATAGCCTTAGCTCAACAACTGTTCTCTAAAGCTTTTGATAGCTACACTCGTGGTGCCACTTGGTACTAGAGTGTGAACAGAAGGTCAAACAGAGGGGTGACTTACCCCTTAGGCTCCTTGACATAGGTCAAGTCCTAGATCAAGTCAACTTAAAACTGGTGCTGGTTTGCCTTACCAAGGCAATAAAGTGCTAAAACCTCACAATATGGAGAATGCAGCATGGCTGCGATGGCAAACATCCTCGTAAAGGATGACTCGAACCCGCTGGTCGAATTCACGTTGGTCCCGGTCACGAACAATCGCCCGAAATGGCGAACGCAACTGACAGGGGTTCCTGTGAACGGCCAAATCACGGTTGAGCAGCTCGTAAATGAGCAGCTCGGTTCCGGTGATTGGAAACGGGTTATGAAGGTCGAAGTCCCCGTAATGGAGACCCTCGGCACGGCAGGAACGTCGGCAGGCTACCAGGCGGCCCCCAAGGTCGCCTACGTAGAGAAATGGACCGTTTCGAAGATTGCTCCCGCACGATCAGTATTGGCAGATGCGGCCAACTCGCTCAAGATCGTCATCGGCCTCCTGGCCGGTGCTGGATCCGCGAGTGGTGCCGGTACCTTGGATGGTACCTCAGCTGCTGATGCGGTCAAGGGGCACGCCGGACCCATGGTCCGGTTCTTCGTCGCCGGGGAAGATGCGTTCTGACGCACTTCCTTAGCTAGGTCTAGGCACCCCAATGAAATGGGGGGCCATTCCGATAGTCAACTTTTATATGAGGTTATTCCCTTATGTCTAAGACAAAACAGTGGGAGAGATGGATCTTTCCCTTGACGAAGGAGTCAGATAGTGACTTCTGTTCCTTGGTAACTGCAGAGTTGCGAAGCAGAGGAGTATACTCCGACTATCTGTCGGAGCTGGTCCATGCTGGCAAGTTCCGCGAGGTCGTATTGGAAAAGATCCCAAAGGATCTGGACCTTGATGACTTTCGTGGAGCGACCCAGATTCAGGCACTATTCAGTAAGAATAAAGACCTGGACCTTGGATTCAATCCTTTGAAGGCAGCTGTTGAGGCGGCAGTCGCCGCCGAACTGCAGTGCCGGAGAGTAAATGAGTACTTTGGTACCACTTGCCCCTATGGGGGCGTCGCAATGGCGATTTCGCTGGCGCGACGGAAAATCAAGTGGGTCCTGGGGAAAGTCCCTACTCTCGAAAGCCTTAGGTTCCATTTTGGGCCAGGGGCCTCAACGACGATAAAAAGGGCCGACGCTTGTTTCGAGAACAAGCTCGATGCCCCGTTTGTATGTAGCGAAGAAATGCTACCCGTCGTCGATCAGGTGTTACGTGAGTTCCCTTTATGGGTGCGCCAGCAATCTGGGCGCGCCCTCTTCAGTGATTTACCTCATTGGGGTCGGGAGATTGACTCATGTAGCATAGTAGTCGAACCGGCTAAGCTGATCTTTGTCGAAAAGAACGCGAAAACCGATCGTCCTATCTGCGTGGAGCCGTTGTTGAATGGCTTTGTTCAGTTGGGCATCGGGTCGTTCCTAAAAGAGCGACTCCGCGTCCGTGCTAAACAAGACTTGAGTGACCAATCGAGGAATCAGAAGTTGGCTGAAGAGGCGTCCGTAACAGGACACCTTGCCACCATCGATCTCTCGTCGGCAAGCGATACGCTTGCCTTCTCGGTCGTGTTTGATCTCCTTCCGGAGGAGTGGGTAGACTTACTCGCTTCCTGCCGTACCGGTCATATGTCATATGACGGCCGTGAATATGAGCTGGAGAAATTTAGCTCAATGGGGAACGGATATACGTTCGAGCTTGAGAGCCTGATTTTCTGGGCTCTCAGTTCGGCGTGTACCGCCCTCAGCGGTGGAGATCAGGATACAGTTAGCGTTTATGGGGATGATATTATAGTCCCCGTGAAGGCCGTAGATCTTCTAATGGCAACCCTTACCTGGTGCGGTTTCAATCTTAACAGAGAGAAATCGTTCTGGACAGGGAAGTTTAGGGAGAGCTGCGGTGCTGACTGGCTAGACGGCGACGCTGTTAGACCTGTCTTCAAAAAAGACAGGCTGTCACCTCAGTGGCTAGCAGTGTTTCACAACTGGGCTTTTCGGAACGGGGAATCTTCCCTGTGCCGGATAGCAAAGTCCTTCATTCCGAGGGATCTTCAGTTATTTGGACCTCCTGGTTACGGTGATGGCCACCTTCTTGGACCGTGGGACACGACCCGGCTTCCACGTCGTGAAAGACGTAGAGGATATGAAGGTGCTCGATTCGACACATTCCGCGAAGTACCCAGGGTGGCGAAAGCCATCCCGGATAACGCGGCCTTGACAGGCATTTATGACCTGTATGCAAACCCATCGGAATGGTGGGAATGCAGAGGAAGCCGAGTCCCGGGTATTACCCCGGGCGCGGCTTGCGTCGAGAGACACAGCATCTATGTGCTTGCTCGGAGGCATTACCTCCTGTAAGCTATAACCCGATAAATCGGGTGACTCGGCAAACCGAGTGACAGCACGGAAAGACGGCTGGAAGGAAGCCCGAAAGGGATTCCGTTGGATCAAGC